CAGCACTTGATGGTGAGCCTATAGGTATGTATGCCTATAAGGACAATTTGGGTGCATCTGTTTTAGCTGTTGGTACAAGACAAAAGGTTTATGTTTTATACGACAACACATGGACTGATATAACACCAGTTGGTTTTGTAAACGATGCCGATAATGATCCTCTTGGTTATGGTGCATACCACTATAACGTAGAAGATTATGGCGATGCTAGAAGTCAATCTGGGCTACCTCTTGCTTCAGGTCATTTCTCCTTTGATAACTGGGGTGAAGATTTAGTCTTTTGTTTTTCTGGTGATGGCAAAATATACAAGTGGAGGCCAGTTTCAGGAGGAACAGCTGATACCATTGGTACAGTCGTAACTAACGCTCCTACAGGCTGTCAGGCTGTTCTAGTAACTAATGAAAGGCACTTGGTTGCTATTGGTTCTGGTGGTGACCCTAGAAGGATAGCTTGGAGTGATAGAGAAGATAGAAACACTTGGACATCTAAAGCTACTAATACAGCAGGTGATGTACAAATACCAACAGGCGGTCGTGCTTTACTAGGTGTTAAATACCAAAACGATGTCATAGTTTTTAGCGATACTGGTATAGATAGAATGAGCTATGTAGGTTCACCCTTTGTTTATGGTATAACCGCAGCAGGTGCAAACTGTAAAGCAGTAAGTAGAAGATCAGTTGTACAAACAGGAAACTTTCTTGCGTGGATGGGTGAAAACTCATTCTTTGTTTACGATGGTGTTGTTAGAGAAATACCATGCGATGTGCATGATTATGTATACGACCAACTAAATGTACCAGGAAGGAAAGCATGTTGGGGTGGACATAACTCTAACTTTAACGAAATATGGTGGGGTTTCCCAAGCGGTGATGGTATATATCTACCAAACAAATATGTAATATGGAACTACTTAGAAAACACTTGGTCTATAGGTTCATTGGACAGAGGATGTTGGATTGACCAAGGTGCGTTTGATTATCCTATAGCAGGTGATTCAAATGGTTTTATTTATCAACACGAATCAACCACATTATCTAATTCTCCAAACTTAAATAGCGATGTGCCTTTTTGCACAAGCGGTCCAATAGAACTAGGTAATGGCGATAACTATGTGCAATGTAACCAGATTATTCCAGATGAAGAAGCAAACACATTACCAGGTGTAACAATAAGTTTTAAAGGTAAGTTTACCCCATTAGGTAGCGAGACAGACTTTGGTAGTTTTACCTTTGAAAGCGATGGATATACCGATGCTAGGTTTACAGCAAGACAAGTACAAATGACTGTAACAGGTAGCACAACACAAGACTTTCAAGTTGGTAATATAAGATTAAACATCAGACCAAGAGGTAGAAGATAATGGATCTATCCTCACAAAGACAGTATATACAAAGAGCTGAAACAGCGCATGAAATACTTACCACTACAGATTTAACAACATTATATACATCACCTAGCGGTGATGATTTCACTTTTGCAATCATTGAATCTATTTTGGTTTGTGACCATGATAATCAACAAACCAATATAACAGTTACTGTAACGCATGAGGCTACTACTTATACCTTATTTAAAGAATTTACTATTACTGCTTACAATACTGAAGAATTATTAACTAGAAGTTTAGTATTACACCAAGGCGATGTTGTAAAAGTACAATCAGATCGTGCTGGTAATTTAACTGTTTATGCGAGTATCGTAGAATATGCAAGAGGCGACTAATAACGTAGTAGACATACAAGAGGCACAAAGAGAGCCTTGGGAAATTGAATGGGAAAGGTGTAAGCCATGGCTTGAAAAAGCTATGAAATACCAAGATACCTATACAATCGATGATATAGAAGATAAAATAAGAAATGGTATAGCTCTTTTATGGCCAGGTAAAAAATCAGCTATGGTTACAGAGATAATACCTTTTCCGCAAATGTTATCAATGAACATATTGGTATTTGCAGGAAACTTTAAAGAATTTGAAGAAATGTTTAAACATATAGAAACATTTGCAAGAGAATCTGGCGTTAAACGATTATACGGTGGCGGCAGAAAAGGTTGGATTAGAAAAGCAAAACACTTAGGCATAAAACAAGAAGTGTTATTAAGTAAAGATTTATAGGAGATAATATGCCACAAGCATTACCAGTCATAACAGGAATAGGACAAACAGCAGCTGCTGTAGGCGCAGTTAAAAGTTTAACTGGTGGCGGAGGTTCTTCTGCTGGACAAACAACAACTACACAACAAGTAGACCCACAAACACAAGCTATGCAACAAGACCTATATCGTAGGTCTCAACAGATTGCACAACAACCGTTTATACCTTACACAGGACCAATGGTTGCTGGTTTTTCACCAGATCAATTACGACAGTTTCAAGCTACTAGAGGACTATTTGAAACAGGAATGGGTTATGACCCTACCAAAGCCTTACAAGGATTGGCGCAAGAACAAAGACCTATGACTGGTCAAGCCGCTTCTTTACTCGGTCAAGATATAGGTGCTTATCAATCTCCATATCAGCAACAAGTTATAGACCTAGCAATGGGTGACATACAGCGACAAGCTGATATAGCGCGTGGTAGTGCGCAGGATAGAGCAATCAGAGCAGGAGCCTTCGGTGGTTCAAGATCAGCAATAATAGAGTCTGAATCACAAAGACCTTACGCAGAGGCAATGCAAAGAACTGCTGTAGAAGGAAGGCAAAGAGGTTTTGAGCAGGCGCAACAAGCAGCAGAGCGTGATGTGGCTAGACAACAACAAATGCAAATGTTTGCACCAGAGCTTGAGTTAAGAGCAAGACAACAACAGGCTGGATTATTAGGCGGTTTACAAACAAGTCAATTGCAAGGTCTTGGTTTACTAGGTAGTATAGGACAACAACAACAGGCATTACAGCAACAAGCTATCGGAGCGCAAAGAGGCGAGTTCCAAAGAGCGCTACAATATCCACAGCAACAACTTGGCTTACTAGCAACTGGTGTAAGTGGTGTACAACCAACAATAACAAAAACTGGTGGATATAGCCCTAGTGGATTAGAAAAGTTTTATGCTGCACAAGATCTTTACCAAACAACAAAACCAATGTTTCAAAATTTATTTTCACCAGCACAAATACCAGCACAAACAACAGATTTAACAATGGGTAAGCTTGCTGGAATGGGAGGCTTGTTAGGTTAATATGGCAATAGGAGATTTTTTTAAAGGAATAGGTCAAGGTTATCAAAGAGGACTAACAGAAATGGGTGGTTATGACCCAATGCAACAAGTATCACCAGAGGAAGCTGAAAGACGTAGACAAGAAGGTATGCAGGCTTTACAAAGAAGTTTAGGTAGAGCAACCGCTATATTATCTGGTGATCCTAGAAGAATAGCTTTGGCTGAAGAACAAACACAAAGGGCGGAGTCAAAGAAAAAAGAATCTGAGTTGAATAAAAAATTAGATGATGCTATTGATAATTCTAATTTACCACAATCACAAAAAGATTTATTAAAATCATTAAACACACAAACTAAAGCTCAAACTTTAATGCAAGCTTATGAGCCAACAAAAGAAGATTTAACAGCCGCACAAAAAAATCTTCAAGCTTATCAAGAAATAGCAAAAACAGGAACGCCTGATGAAATTGCTATAGCTAAAGCTGCTTTAATTGGTATAAGACAGGGTAAAAGTAAAGAACAATTAAAAAATGAAGTTGTTGCAAGTTTAATAAAACAAACCAATCCCAATACTTTTGAATCATACACAAAAGAAGAAATAGAACAACAAATAAAAATATTAGATGAGTTTTATGGAAAATCTGAAGAAATAGAAACTGATGAGAATAAACCTCTGACCTTTTCATTACAAGGTTACACGATAGAAGAGGGTTAATATGCCCACCTATAGAATCACAAATAAAGACGGAGTAAGTTTAAAAATTACTGGTGAACAACCTCCGACAAAAGAACAGTTAGATAATATATTTTTACAATATAATAAACAAAAAATAGAAACATCTCCTGTTCAAGAAACCTTACCTCAACAAGTAAAATTAACAGAAGAAGTTGTTAAGAAAGATCCTAAATGGATTGAGGCATCTAAGTCTATTTACAAATGGAACGAGGGTGTAGATGCACCAAATTTAGAAACAGATCAAGATTATGCTGCTTATGGCTTAGATTATATGGGTAGGTTTAATTATAACTTGCCCCAAATGACTGTTGAGGCAAATCAATTAAAAGATGCTACAGATAAACAAAAGCAAGATTTTATTACACTTATGGATATGTATGATAAAAAGTCTGCTAGTTGGTCTGGAGCAGGTAGATTATTAAAAGGTTTAGCAACAGACCCAACAACCTATGTTGGTCTTGGAACATTAGGTGTTGGTACTGCTGGCGCACAAGCCGTAAAACAAGCTATCAAAGAAGGTGTAAAACAAGGAACTAAAGCTGGTTTAAAACAAGGCGCAAAAATAGGTTCGATAGAGGGTGCTGTTTATTCAACAGCTGATAATGCTTTGAGACAAAACGCAAAAATAAATGCTGGAGTACAAGAAGAGTTTGATTTGGGGGAGTCTGCAAAGGCCGCTACTATTGGTGCAACAGCTGGTGCTGGATTGGGTGGCCTTATAGGTGGAATTGGAACTAACATAGCTGCTAGATCAAAATTAAATCAAATAGTTCAAAGGGAGGAGTCAACATTACAAAAGAAAAATGTTGATATTGAGCAAATAGAAAAAGAAACACAACCAATAATACAAAAAGAGATAACAGGAGAAGCCGAACAAACTATAAAACCAAGCACACAACAAGAGACACCTCTTACACAAAAACTACAAAAAATATCAAAACCTGATCGTGACTGGGAAAC